TTGATGAAATAAAACAGGGTAATATTAAAAAACCTAAAGACTTAGAGCAGATTTTTAACAGCTATCCAATGAAAGTAGCTGATAAAAATGATATTTTACTAAAGGACGGTATAATAGAGATAACTCATGCTCCAACAGGATGTATGTTAATAAAAAGGTCGGTTTTTGATAAATTAATTAAAAATTATCCAGATCGAGAAATAAGACAAAACACAGTTATAAATAGCAAATTAGTGTTAAAAAAACACATGTGGAATTTTTTCGATACATTACATGATCCAATAGAAAAAACTTATCTAGGTGAGGATTTTGCTTTTTGTAAACTCTGGAAAGATATTGGTGGTAAATGTTACGCTTATATTCTAGATGAAATCACTCATGTAGGAGAACATCAATATACTGGCAAATTTGTCGATGAGTTGATATTAGATAAGTAAAATGGTAATATTTACCTTTTAAGATCTTAAAAGGAGTAAAGAATTTTAATGGCTATTCAAGCTTTAATACCATACGCATTAGCTGCATACGGAGGATATAAAGGATATAGAGCTGCAAAAGACAGCGGAGCGTCTGGTTTAGGTAGAATTCTAGGTGGTGTAGGAGGGGCTGCACTTGGGTATTACGGGGGTCAAATGATACCCGGAGTTAAAGCAGCAGGGTTTGGAGCTGTTGGTGGAGTTCCAACATTTACACAACTATTTTCACGTGGAGCAACTATGAGTCCGTTAGCTGCTGGTCAATCTGGTGCATTAGCAAGTCAAACAGGATCAGGCGGTTCATCT